GGTTAAGGTTTGCGCCCCAGTTAATGTGACATCGCCAGTGACTATATCACCACTGCCTAACAATGATGTGCTATTGATTGTCTTAATACTTGTGCCTGAAACCAATGTGTCTTGTTTGGCACTTGGGGCAATAGCAGCCCATGATGTTAAGTCTGCATCATACGCTTGAATAGTAGAGCCAATGGCGGCAGATGTTAGATAGCCAGCACTTGCATGATTGCCCCAGCCATAAGCAGTATCCCAATTAGTTATTTTAGTGCTAGTAATGCCATAAGCAACATGGGCAACAAATACTGGATCTGTTTCTGTGTAGCTGCTGATATATCCACTAGGGTTTGCGGCACTATAAGGGGTATAGCCTAAAATAGTAGCTATGGTTTTATTTTTCCATAGATTAGTAGCAGATTCATAAACCACAACCTCATTGTTTGCTTTGCTAACAATACTGACATCATGCAATTCCTCTAACTCATAGCCATTTTGCACTTTGACTTCAATTGCGCCTTGATTGGCATGACTGCGAGTAACTACTCCGACATAGACTAAATGAGTAGGGGCTAATGTTTTAGTCGCTGTATATGTTCCAGCAACAGTTCCGCTAAGATATAACTGCTGTCCCTCTGTAAATGCAGAAGTATCTAATCCAACCAACTGACCAAACACAGTGGCATAGCCATTGGTATTAGTAGGTAAATCTGCGGTAATTAATCCTAAGGTTTGGGCAGAAGTGGCATCGCTACTAGCAATTGCTTTTGTAACAGTCGCTTTATTTCCAGCCGCACCATTAATATAAACGACAGTGCCTTTGGTTAATGTAGCCCCAGTTACATTGCGAACTGCGGCTAATAGAGTAGATGCTGGTGATGCTTCAGACACCTGCACATTAGCAACTGTGCCTTCCTGCGTTACAACTAAGCTACCATCTAATGATGTGATTTCGGTAATCCCACTACCGCCACTAGCAGACAGAGTTCCACCACTAAATGTTAAATTCGAGCCTATGGTTACATTGCTAAAACCGCCAGCATTATTACCATATAAAAGAGAAGTTCCACTTGTTGCAGGGGCTTTATTGTTAAATGTATTCCAATCGGTTGCAGACAAATAGCCATCTGTTGTGGTATTTGATTGACTAATACTTATCGCTGGGGTTGATCCACCACTTGATGCAATAGGGCTTGTTCCAGTAACGGAAGTTATACCGCCACCACCGCCAATAGTCTCTAAGTTAAAAGTTGTGCCATCATTGGTTATTTGAACGGTATTGCCAGTAGATGTTAATCTTTGCACACCAGTAGAGCCGCCCAAAAATCGACCGATCCCATCCTTACCAGCTAGATCAACTGCCTTGCCCCAGTTTCCGTCAGGCAATTCAAACTTTAATTTAGTGCCTTGCCATTCATGTTTAGGTATATCGCCTTTATCGCCTTTAATCGATAAGCCATCATAGCCAGCACGACCATCTTTGCCATCCTTACCATCTATACCGTCACGACCATCAACTCCATCTCGCCCGTCTGCACCGTCTTTGCCATCGATGCCGTCAATGCCGTTTAATCCATTCTTACCATCAATGCCATTAATGCCATCTTTACCATCTATGCCATCCTTGCCATCTTTTCCATCTTTTCCGTCTAGTCCGTTATCACCTTTCTCGCCTTTTTCACCCTGTTCGCCTTTTTCACCATTAATGGCTTCAGGCACGACAATCTCATCAACTCTTGCTTTGAGTTTGATAAGGGCTTCAGTTAAGATTCCAGTGATTTCGCTCATAGTCCGAGTTTCTTTCTAATTTGAGCCATCATGCCAGTGTTATCGTCAGGTTGATCCTCTGAATCGTCCATCATATCCACTGTGCCATTGGCAGCATCATTCTCTAATCCAAGCAGGTAATCATCATAACTTGTAGATTCCCTGATCACTTCGCCCTGTTTCAACGCATAGAATAATTCCTCTTTAGGCAATCCACCAACCTGCCATGCCTTCATTAAGGCATCCAAGTCTTGAGCAGACATAGGCACTGGCATAAAATCGGTATTCATATCTATTTCAATCTCGCCATCTACCCCGTACCACATAGCCATGAAGCGAGTAATTTGTTCAAAGTTCTCACCTGCCAATTTGACTAAAGCGGCTAATACACTAGCCTCGCCATTGGATCGCATCAATAATGTGCCAGCAGATTCAACCCCAGCTTTTTCAGGGGCAAGCATCCTTGCACCAATAGCTGCCATCTGTGATTCTTTTTGCAGCAGGTTTTTCTCTAATGCGCCTAAGCCCTGACCAGTAAACTCTAGGAATCCCCAGTTAGCACTGCTATCTGTTGAAACGATTGCGGTAGATGATCCGATACTGACCTTTTCATTCTCATCAAATACAAAGCCAGCCAACATAGGGGTAGGCAAGCCAGCAAAATGACAGCCGCGTTCGTAATCAGCAGTTACTCGATAATGGGCGATATTTAAATCAGCCAAATCTAAAATGGGTGGATCTTGCAAGTCGAGGCAATTCTCTTTAGCACCAAAAGCCCAAAATGGGATAGTAAACATTGGCGAGCCTTTGATCAATGGCACGATGTCATCGCCAAACTGATACCAAACACCTTTAATGTCTTTACGGTATATGCGCTGTATATAACCTACTTCAGTCAGTAGTAACGCACGAATCTGCGGTTGAGTTTCATATTCAAATTCATTCTTTTGGATTTCGTAATACTCTTGCAACTTGATCATAACTGGTTGCATGACATTGTTTACCCTAGTAACGCGCCAATCTAAGATTGATTCGGCAGGGTAATAAGTGGTATATGGTCTTAAATTGGCTCTAGCAGCATCGGCTAGACTTGCAGGGGTTTCTGTAACGCTTGGGTATTCCACCAATATGCCAGCACGACCTACTTGTAATAGATCATAAATAGTTTGCATGGCAACGGCATCTAAGCTGTTACCTTTTAAATCTAAGTCATCAAAAATGGTTTCTAATGCAGGCGGATAGGTTTTCTGCATATCTTTACGGAATACCATGCCAACTAAACCCTCAAGGGTTCGACCAGTAGCATTGAAATAGGTGGCTCTTAATTTATAAGACCGATAATCATGGTCTGTTTGATCTGCTAGACGGGGTAAGAATTTTTCACCAGCATTGTGGACCGCGGTTTGACCCTCACAAGCGGCTCTAGTCCTAAACCACTTTTCCGCAAAGGCATCATACTTATTGTGTTTTGAATCATTCATATTAAACACCACTCATTTTTATGTGTTGAATTGTTCTCGCCCTAATAGGGTAACGGTACGCAATGCAATACCCAGTTGCATCAAGCACATGATCGAACCCTGCTGTTTTATCAGGATCGCCATTTTTATCATAAGCCTGTCTTTCTAATGATTCCACCAACTCGGGGCAAGTATCAGGATTGACCAAATATTTGCGCTCTCTAATCAGCCTATTCATTGACAGCACTCTGTCTTTAACGGCAGGATTAGCAGGATTAACCATTATGTTAAAGCCAGCCTGTTTTAGTAACGCAATATCACTCTCACTAGCGTTTTGTGATTTACGATTGTTGCCACTAGCATCAGGGTAAATAAAAATCTTATGTCCATTGTATTTAGCCTTTATAGATTGAATCATGGCAGGGGTATCAAATATCCCTGTTAGCTCATTCACAGCATGAGGGTTATCGCCTCTAAGCACATGAACAACCGCCGCCATTTTAGTTACGTTAAAGTCTAAACCAATATGCAAAGGTTCGCCAGCAATTATAGCTTCATTCGATTGATTTAGTAATCTATCAAACTCGGAATAAACACTACCAGCAGTTAAATTGACAAACTCACCATCTAGGTAGGCGGCAAGCAGGTTAGCTGGGTATATGTTCTGTAATGATTGAATGTAGCCATCGGGCAAAAATGGATTGTCTTGCGTTCTAGCTTTATAAATAACATAATCATCGCGCTTATTTTTGTGCCATGTTTCATAAACAAACCGATACCCTTCAGGGGTAGTTGTCACGGCAACGCTATTGCCTAGCTTTGAATGTTTACGATTACGAGCAATGACTTTGTTCCAAACCTCTCTTGCTTTTTCAGTCGGCAAGGTGTCCAGTTCATCTAAAACGCTGTGAGCAGTTTCATAGCCAACTATGCGTTCAGGCGTGTCCATTGTTCTAAATCTAATCATGCCGCCATAATCGGGGGTGTATATAACCGCTTCAGACTTGTTTAGGGTATGCCGAATCTTTAACTCATCAAGCAACTCTGAAAATCTTGGGTAAGCGATTGTTCTTATTAAATCATAAGTTGGCAAATAATAAGCAACGTCTTCAGGTATCTGCGATTTAAGGCTAACGGCTCTCATTATCCCCGCATGGGTTTTACCGCTACCAAAGCCGCCTACAAACGCAGGGAATCTTGCTTTGCTGCCAGCAAAATCACGTTGCGCTACTGTTAGCTTCATCTGTGCCTATAATGATAACAGGGCTTACTAATGGCGAGCCATCCTGCCCAGTAACCTCTAATGCACTAGTTTCCTTCCAGTTAGCTCTAGTCTTTAGCCAAAATATAGCGGCACTTGTATTGCCATCTTTAGCTTGCTGAAACAAAGTCTGCCCAATAGAAGCGTTAGCATCTATGCGCCCATCCTCTAAATCCTTTTTGTAATGCTTGACTAAAGTGTCATCGCCAATATCTAACTTTTGCGCAATGTCCACATAACGGATTCCGACTGCGCTTAAATTTTTAACTAGCTTTCTACTCTCATCGGTAGGGATGTGTTCTTTGCCTTGCATAAAACCTCTTTATAACTCCGAAAGTGGAGCGTGATGGTCAGTGTTGCACTGCCGCTGTAATGCTGGTCGCATCCATCGCCTGCTTATCACGCGTTGATCTTTGTCCCTTATACATAGTAGCACCCATTTCGTCTATTTTTGTAAAAGGGATAATTGGTACTGATAACCTGCTTTGTGCATCTTTGTTAATAAAATATATATATCTTAATTGATACCCTTGCAAAGCTTCCCAAGTTCTAAATTCCTTGCTCATTTTTAAATGATGCGCTTGTATAACGTGCATTACCTCACCAGTAATAGGGTTTTTTCGTAAAGCCTCGCTTACTCTTATGTCCGTTAATACAAATCCTGCTGCACGATATATTGTGCCATCACCACATTGCGTTCCATCTGCAAAGCTAACAATCCATTCAATGTGCGGGTAATTCTTTTTAATTAGCTTAAAAGCAATTGCCATCGCCCTGCTTTCACTATTGCGAGGCAACTTATCGCTAAATGCCATTCTGTTTAATTCAATAAAGCCATTCCAAGCTGTGTCTTTAACTACATTTATTGTGCCTTTTTTATTTATAGACGCGCCAAACTGCATAACACCTTCTAGTTTATTGTTTAAAAATACTCCAAGATGCAATTGGCTATTAGGAACAACCTTACCACTGTAATGAATGCGCTTTACTAACGCATTGGCATCAGCAGCCTTAATTGGCGCTACAAATAAATCTTTAGCTGAGTGCATTTTGTGTAATAAATAATTCAGCAATAAAAGCTATCGCATTGCCGTTTGAGTTGTCGTTTAATGAGTTTGTTATATCAAAATCTTTTTTAACTATTGCCATTGCGTTTTTAATTGTTTCAGCCTGCTCTCTGTGCAATGTAAATGTTATTTGCTCTAAAACAGATTTATCGCCATCAGGCAATTCAGGCAAGCCAGTTATTTCAGCATTACCCAATATATCAGCAAGCTCTTTTTCATCAAACCCAATTAAATCTAAATCAATATCTAATTCAGATAACTCAAGCCTTAATAATTCAAAATCCCACCCAGCATTTAAAGCCAGCTTGTTATCAGCAATAATGTATGCCTTGCGCTGCACATCAGTTAAATGATCTAGCCGGATTGCTGGCACTTCCTTTAACCCTAACTTTCTAGCAGCAGCTAATCTGCCATGCCCTGCAATAATGCCGCTTTTGCTATCAATCAATATTGGATTGTTAAAGCCGAACTCTTTAATGCTTGCCGCTATTTGAGCCACCTGCGCTTCGTCATGCGTTCTAGCGTTATTTACATACGGTATTAAATCATCAATACTTATTGTTTCAATCTTATGCTTCATGGATGCCCTTAATATTTAACTACCATTTTACTTTGTCACTCCAATACGCCGCAGATAATTTACCTTTGGCTATGTTATCCGCATGACGCGCTTTAAATGCCTTCTGCCTTGCTTTTTCTTTTTCAGTGGTAGGGTTAGCCCCCGCACCCTTAACCCCTTGTTGACCAAAACGAATGGTCTTTATTTTGTCACCCTCTTTAGCTACAACAACATGGCTTTTGGTAGGATGACTAGGAGTGGCTTTAGGTTTGTTATAACCCTCAACACCAACATTAGCTAATCTGCTATCTTTCTTTGCTGGCATATCATTTTCCCTTTTTGGATTTTTTGGCTTTTTCTGCAACTGATAATGCTATTGCTACTGCTTGACTTTGTGATTTGCCTGACTGAATCTCGGCTTTGATGTTGGAGTGAATTGTCTTTTGTGAATAACCTTTTTTAAGCGGCATATAAACTCCATAAGAATATAAGAGGTTTTCGTAGTTAAGTGACCTCTGCGCTTACCCAACTTCGTCAAGGGGGCTAGACTACTTTTGAGCAATGTACTTTTACTCAAGTGTTATTAATGTAGCATAAATTTTATATTAGTGGTAATTAATTAAACGCCACCATCCAATAAATTTAATGTTTTGGTAAGCAATTCTGTTTCGGACATCTCAATCATCTTTTCAAATGCCAATCTGCCAGCATGATACGCTACACCATGACCACCAGTGCGGTGATGAGCAGGGCATAATGGGATTGCGTTCATATAATCATTACGCATCCCTACCCCCATTCCTGTTCTTAAATGATGTATTTCAGGTTGTGAATATCCATGTCCTTTGATTAAGCAAACAATACAGCCAAGGTGACTAAGCCTGCCATAGTGCAATCGTTCATACTTGGTCATGTGTTCTTATCCTTTAATGCTTGTTCAATAGCACGAGCAAAGTCAAGATATTTAATAGAAGTTTCACCCTTTGATACTAATAATTCTGATAATTCACCATCACTTAATCCTTGCCATGATGTTGCAGGGTTGGCATACAAAGGGATAATTTCTCCACGATTTGCAGGTAAATTATCTATTTCATCAGAATAAGCAATATCATTCATCCACGCCACAGGTTCTTGTGCTGGCTGTGATAACCCTTGCACATAAGTATCACGCAAGTATTCATCGTTTAATTCTGCAACACTTGGCTGTTCTAATGCTTCTTTACAGGCGGTAATTGCCATTAAAAAAGAAAAGTTATTTGGTAATGTCATTGCTTCAATCGCCATCTTTAATGCTTTGTCTTTAGTCATTGCGGTCTATCCTCCTCATCAAAGGTTATGTCACCGTGGGGTATGTCATCATGCACAATCAACCCATCCTCATCAGCCTCAATAAATCGTTGGCATATTACGCACCAATAGCCATCTTTCATACCATTAATGCCCGATAGATTTCGCCTTTAGGCGGCTGAATGTTTGTGTAGCCCATTAAAAACATAAGTTTTTGATCGAAATTGACTTCGCACTTTATTGGCTTTTCCTCAACTTCTTTATGTGAGTTCCATTCATACGGATCAAAGTTTATTGTTTGGTAATTATAGCCCCATTGCCCATGTATAGGTGTCGGGCAGGGAAGTTTAGCCAAATAACCCTCTGTAACTAAATTGACTAAATGACCATTTATTTGAGTTTTAACCATGCCGATTGCTTCAGATATTTCCGCAATGATTAAGGGCTTTTTTCTGCAAGCATCTAAAATTGCTTGTCGTTTAATAATTGATTCTGACCTAGTTATTCGTTTCATATTATACCCATTTGCTTTTGATTAAACTTACAGCCATCGCAGCCATGGTCTATGACATCCTGCCTGCTATATTGGCAATCCCTAGTAAATATATAATCCCATGATTTTTTGCCATCGCTATGGTAAACCTTATCATGCTGGCATCGATCAGGAACTAATTTGCTATGGCAACCATTCATACAGTCTTGCCAATATAAGTGGCTTTACTATCTTTAAACTGGAAAGTAATAGCACACTCTTGTCCTGCATTCGAAGTAAATATCAGCTTATAAAATCCATAACAAATTGCACTCATACAAATAACCATTAAAACCGCAATTACCACCGTTGCCCTGCTGTATTTGTCGTTCATACATACCTCACATTGTTGGATCTTTTTTGACCACAGTCCAGCCGTTATAATCATAAGAGCGCAAATATTGACCTGACCACAATATATGAATTGCAACGGAATCATTTGTCCAGCATCCCATTATTGTGTCTGAAGTTTGACTTAATATATAAGCAATGCTTCCTGTTTTATTAGAGCATCGTTCATTTGTTAAAACAATTTTGCCGCCCTCGGTATTGTTAGTCCACATAATCGCCTCTGCATTGGCGGTCATTGAAAATGCCATTAGTGCTAATGCTATTAGTTTGCGTTTCATTTTGAATTTGCCCTCGCCTTATCGGCACAAGATTGACACCGTTTAGATTGCTTATAAATCACTTGATGATCATGGTATTTTTGACAATACTTGCAAAAGTAATCTTTTGGTTTGCGGAATATATTGTCGAAGTTTTCATCAAAGGTTGATGATTTAGTTTTGGTGATAATATTATCGCCAGTGATTTCATTTATGCCCATTACCAGCTCCATCCAATTTCGGTGGCAGCCCAAGATTCTATTTTCATTTGGTAATCTGCCATCTCGTTAGTATTAAGTTTCGTTGTTGAAGTAATTGAAACAATCGTTTCATTGTTTATAACTCGTTCTGTCTTTAAAAATTTATTGCCCATCAATTGATGTATGTCATCGCTACTTATTCCAATGTGATCCGCAATGCTTTGATATAACGACCATAAGCGAGAATTTTGCTCTAGAGTTCTTTTGTCTTTTCTTGGTCTTACATGGATCTCATAGTCCTCAATATTTTCTATGGTATTTATTTTCGCTTGCAGATAAGGTAGGTTTGTTTTTGATGGCATCCAAATGAAGCTGTTTAAGTTCTTTGACATCCTGCGATTTTCCTAAAAATTTATTTCCCTGCCATAATTGATAGATCCAAACACCATAAACTAATGACTTTGAAATAGTGTACCCATCGGTTGCTAAATAATACTTATTTATTTGCTTCCAAGTAATGCTCATGGGTAATGCCTTTAATCAATAAATGAATTTGCTTTGGTATTGGGTATTTGCCACTTTCCCATTTTGCAATGCAGTCCGTAGTCCTAAATAGTAGTTTAGCTAATTTGTTTTGAGTAAGACCCAGCTTTTGCCGAGTCTCTTTTAATTCAATATGTGTCATGCCGCTTTTTGTAAATTCCCTTTAAATTCCCAGTAACCTAAGAATTGACCGCTATATAGTTTCCATACTAACTGGTTGCCATACATATCAAATCCATCTATGTAAAAGCTACCAGCATTAGCATAATCACTTGGCGCAAAATTCATTCCTGAAAAGTATCGTCTTGCAAAATCCCACACATCTTGACCGACTTCGTTTGACATTTCGTTGTTTACAAACACGAACTTCACTTGCGGAATGTCATCGTTTTTGTTGTCGTATTCATAACAATCTGTCATGCCATTAAAAGATCCATACTCGAATTGAGCAGCAAATAATTTAACAACCTCATATCTTACTGGATCTAAATCTGCAACTCTTACATTGATTGAATTGCCCATTGAGTAACTATTGCTAGTAACTCGACCATCAATGTTATTAGCTTTTAAAAACTGACGTATCAATTTTGCCGCCTGTGCGTGAGTAGAAGTTTGTTTCATTTTTAAGTTTCCTTTTCGTTTCGTTAAAATCAACCTACAACTGAATAATATATAAATATTATTACCAACGCAAGCATTTTATTCAATAATCGGTAAATTATTTTCACCTTTTACTTTTTTTGCTGATTCCACTGCGTATTCAGGGAATAAGTGAGGGTTATTTAATATACGATCAGCCCATTCGCGGAAGTTTTGTTTAGGTTTAATTTTCTCTTTAATCAATTTATTCATTCTCTCGATATTAGCTTTAGTTTCGGCAGTTGCTACTGGTGCTGGTAACGTATGGTATTCAGCGTCTCTAGGCTTGCATAACTGGACTATATCAGCAGGTTGCGGAAGTTTGTTTGGGGTATCAGTCCATCTATCAAAGGCACGACCAACGGAAGCAATGTCGAATCTTTCCAGCTTATGCCACCAAACTCGCAGCACGTCTTTTTCAGGGGCTTGTTTGCCATAAATAATAAACACGGCATTAATCATATCTTTAAATGCTCTTTTATCAGCTTCGATCATAACAATCCCCTAGAATGGTGCAGCACTAATTGGTTGCTCATCTTGCCAGCGACCTTGATTTAAATATGTGGCAGGGTTAGGTATAAATTGACCATCGCTTTTTTGCCATTGATCCGATTCTTTTTGCCACTCTAAAGCCTTTAATACATCATCAACATTAAGTTTTGATTTAATCCAAGATTTTCTAGCAGCTTCTCTACCAACCTTTTTAGGGTATGTCTGCCAAAATTGCTCAAAGCCATCGTCTAGATCATTTGATCGTAATGGTTTTATTTTCTTATCTAATCTAATCTCATCTATTCTGTTCTGTTCTATTAGAACGGACATTCTCGGATTTTGTCCCGATACTCTCTCGATATTGTCGGGAGTTTTCTTAACGCTTTGCAATAACTTCTGCGTGTATTCATCTGTTCTACTTGCCATTTTTAAACAGCTAATGATTCCGTTGGTATTTTCAAACAATCCAATCTCTACCATGAATGTCATAATATGCTGAGTTAATTCAGTGCTTAATTTAAAATCATCAGCAATCAATTCAGCATCATGTTCTAATTCAAAAGTTAAGTTATGTTTTTCTACATTACGCGCAATCAATTCTAAGCAATACCAATAAATTCCATAACCTTGTGCGCCATACTTTAATCGTAATTTTTTTAATTTCGCATCATTACTTGCATCTGAATCATGCTTAAACCATTTCATAGTTTTACCCCATAAAAAAAGCCCTAGACAATACTCTCACCGTTTTATTGGCGTTGGCAGACTGGCTAGTACCAGCAGAGTATTGACTAAGGCTTACTAGATAATCACTGCCAAGTGATGTAATCATATTACTTTACTTTTTACTATCCTGCAAATAATTGTTAATTGCGTCTTTTGCTTCCTCAAATCCATAGCAAACAACCGCCTGATAGCCCATTAACACTGCTGCGCCAATAAATTGCTTTTGATCCTCTGAAACCCTACCGCCCTTGGCTTTCATTTCAATCCACATTCCATGCCATCCAGCTTTAGGGATCATTAAGAATAAATCAGGCACTCCAGCCATACCGCCCTCGTCCTTAATTTTAATTGCAGTCCCTATATGCCTAACACCCCCATTGGGTATTGCAAAGAGGTATTTGGCATATTGGGTGTATTGCAATCTAAACCAACGCACCAGTATTTTTTGTTCCTGATGTTCGTTAAGTTTCATAAATTTCCTTTGTTAAAAATCCCATATATTTGTCAGTCCGTGGGATTGTCGGACTTAACTAAAAGGAATGTCACTCTCAATGTCATCAAAAGTAACTTCCTTCCCTTTGCCTTTGCTTGCATTGCCATCCTTTTCCATTGGCAACCTCATGTGAATCCAGCCATCAAAATTGATTGGCAATGATTCGATCAACAAAGAAGTTCCACCCTTTTTGTTTTCCATTGCAACCCCGACTTTTTGGAATCGAGTTTTGCTTTGACCATCTTTGGTTTTGTATTCACCAGTTACCGCAATTAATTCATGTGTTACAGCCATAATATTTCCTTTATTTAATATCTAATCGTTCCATTTGCTCAAGATGAGCACCTTCCACCACATTCCCTGCTTTAAGTTGTTCCGCTATCGCTTTTTTATCAGGATAAGGCGCAGCTGGTTCAGGGATAACCATAAACTGACTAGGTATAGCCGCCAAATCATCAATAACAACGCTAGGCGGATTTTTCTTAAGAGTTAAGGCAAAGTATGGGCTTTCAATTTTTAACAAGCCACAGCGTTGCATATTCTCTTTTAAATACAACTTCATTGCATCTGTTTTGCGTTCTATGGCTTTTCGTCTTTCAGCCATATCCTTTTCTGCTTGTTTGATCGCCTCGGCAGTTACTTCAAGGTTGCGAATAAACATTGCAACATTGACTGATTTTGCTTCCAAATCACCCGATAGACTTTCCAATGTGTCAGCAATAGTTTGCTCATCGTAATCAGATTCGATTAGTTTTATTTGAGCTAACTGGTATTCGTTACTTAGCTGGTAAAGTGATGTCATTAATCCACCTCTAATTTAATTTTGCCTATGTATTGATAGCCTTCAGTTAAATCATGCGGCTCTATAAGCTCAATATCCCAGCAAACGTCATCATCTGATTTTTTATAAGCATATACATACTGCTGTTCTTTATGTTGCGGTTTAATTCTAAACTCAACATGATCACTGTTCCAATTGGGTTGCTTAACAGTAAGCCAATAATATCCATTTTTATATTCGACAGTTGCGCCATTAGCCCATGCTTTTATTTCATTTGCCCATTTATGTTGTTTCATTATTTAACCCTCGGAATTGGTCTAGATAATATATATTTATGCCCCATAGTTTTAATCAACTCTGCAACTTTAGCCTCACGATCCTTGACCGCATCAAAGTCAGTCTTGATAACGCCATAAACGCTATCAATTACGCCACCATTACTGGATAATATATTTAGCAACATGGCAGGTTTCCTCGAATTGGTTTTTAACATCCACATAGGCAGTTTCAATTTTCACCCCTTGTTTACGCAGCTTATAAACCGCATCAGATAATCTATAAATTCCTAATTCAGTCCATGCCACTAACGGTGTTATTGATCCAAACTGGTTAAGATGTGCGTGTAATCTCTCATACTGTTTCATTTTATTTGCCCTCACTTAAAGTTGCTTTTAATTGCTCATAAGCCTTTTTAATTTCAGCTTGCAACGCAGGCTCTTTGGCTAAAGTTTTCCATGCCGCACTAAATGAATCCTTTAACGCATCTAAAGTTTTTGCTTGCTTCATGCCATTGATCATGGGTGCTATATCAATCTCGACAGTAGGCAGATCCTCACCAGCATAAATATATAAACCAATACCAAAACACGCTATGCACTTGGCAAGGCAGCGCATGGTTGCGTCTGATATTTTACGAGTATCGGGATTGACTATTGCATTGTTACGGTTATCCATTACAGGTAACTGCATCCGCATTGTCTTACCCATAGCGGTGACATTACAAAACACCATGACTGTATCGTTATAAGTTTTAGGTTCGGGAAATTCCCACACAGCCATCGGATCATTTTGCAGCAAAGTATCTACCGCCCATGTCCATGACAAATAAGTAAGATTACCTTTTTTCTCGGTAAACTCATTGACGTTAATTTCGCGTAATTCTTTAAATGATTTCATTGCTTTGCCCTCGGTTAAAGTTTCCAAATATTCCTGTTCTTTTGTTACTGTTTCATAAAACTGTTGCTGGCTCATTATTTATCCCATCCGAATTTTTTTGCTACAAATTCAGCTAATACAAGCAACCAAACAAATGCACTTAAACCAATCAATAAAATTAGTAAGTTATCCATGTTAAATCCTTTCAATCTGAATGATTGTGTCGGTGATGTAATCAATACACCTGTCGGCTAAAATCTCTTGAATGTCTTGGGTATCGCCAGCAATTTCTATGGCTTGAATGTCAACCTCATACTCGGTTGGTGAATCGCCAACTCCATACGGATCTCTTGTGATTGTGCAATCGTAATAAACATCTAAATCAATACCGCACACTTGAATAGTTTGTAAGCCCATTTCGTTTCCTTTTCGTTTCAATGCCGAGATGGCATAGTTGAATATTATATAAAGTTTATAGTTAATGCAAGCAATATATCAAATTTGGTATATTTATATTTTAATGATTAGTAGTAGATTGATAAGTTTTACTTATGGTTGTATCAATAGCATAACCCGAGAACTTGAACTAGCTCTTAGCCATTAGATTTACATCCATCTAACTACTACATCCCTAAGGGATCAGATTCGTATTATCAGGCATCCGTATCGTGGATCATTCGCTAAGTTCAAGCATTTGCCTGTTTCGTGCAGTCCCTCTGAAAGGCTGCGCCATCGGGTTATGAGTAAATGGCATCACTATTATCGTTAGCAGCCGTGACATGGCTCATTGTTTTATCGACATCCAAACGGTAGATATAAAAAAAGCCCTAATTGGTTCTGACTTTCCCTGCCGCACAGGCGCTAATTAAATAGCTGAAAGCCAAAACCGATT